TTACCAACCAGGTACAAATGGCCTAGGTATACTTCACACTGCAACTGGTGGTGGAGGTTTAGGTAGTGCTCAAGATCCGAGAATAAGTTTTAATCTTTCTAACAGTGGTACCTATTCTACAAACGGTGGAGCTAGTGGTAAAAAAGCTGGCGTTTATGTTGGTAGTCTTTCAAACACAATTTTTCAAATGAACACAAATAACATCTATCAAGGTAAAATATATGAAATATTAATTTACAATAGCACACTACCAGTAGGAGAAGTAACTGGAATTAATAATTACTTAATGAATAAATATTTATAAATTTAATAAAATAAAATACAATGACAAAAAAAGAAAAAGTGATTGACCTTAAACCTAAGGTTGATAAGATATCAGATAATCATTTAACTGATTTACAAAAAGTAGTTAACACTATAAATGCAATACAATTTAATATAGGTAAAATAGAAGCTCAAAAGCATCACTTGTTACACAATCTAGATGAATCTCAGAAAGGTGTAAAGAAAATGCAAGATATGCTTGTTAAAGAGTATGGCACGTATGATGTTAATCTAGATGATGGAACGATTAATTGGCCAAAAGAAAATACAGATGAAAAATAACATCATAAGAAAAATAACTATAGGTAAAGACTACAAAAATGATTCAATGCACTATGCTGTAGACCAAGAAGTTTATGGCGGTCATAAGATATGTGATATAATAGAAGAAAAGGATAAGTACTCTGTTTATATAAGAAAAGAAGATGTAGTTATACCTTGGAAAGATTTTAATAAAAATATGGCTATATCAATTGAGTATAACTTAGAATACAAGTGAGAGCCTATAAAGATTATATAGTTGAGCCTATTGGTAATAGATATAATAATATTAAGAAAATAAATAATAAAGAATTAATATTAAATACAGAGATATTTAACCACCAATACGTAAACAGGTTAGCAAAAGTTATCGCTACTCCACTATTATTTCAATCACCCATTAACGTGGGTGATGAGGTAGTAGTTCATCACAATGTATTTAGAAGATGGACTGATGTTAAAGGTAGAGAGAAAAACAGTAGATCATATTGGAAAGATAATAAGTATATAATATCAGAAGATCAAATATATTTATATAATCATAAATCTACACCTGGTTATTGTTTTGTACAACCAATAGTATCTGAAGATGTACTAACTAACAATAAAGAAAGAGATTTAATTGGTATTGTAAAATATACTGATGGAACCTTTGACGTTAACACTTTAGTTGGCTTTACTCCAAGTAGTGAATATGAATTTGTTATTAATGGAAAAAGATTATATAGAGTCATGAATCAATTTATTACAATTAAATATGAATATCAAGGAAACGAAAAAGAATATAATCCAAGCTGGGCACAAAGCAGTTGAAGAACTAATTAAAGTAGCTAGAGAAGAAATAGTCGATTCAGACGAAGATATATCAGCAGATAGATTAAAGAACGCTGCAGCTACAAAGAAACTAGCTATATTCGATGCTTTTGAAATATTAAATAGAATCCACGAAGAAGAAGCTATGCTTGAAGGTAAACCAATAGAGGAAGATAAAAAGCCAGCTTTTAAAGGATTTGCGGAAGGAAGATCTAGATAATGTACGAACAATCATTATATAAGGTTGTAAAACCTGTAAAAATAAATACCATTAAAAGATTAAACAAATCTAAAAAATGGAAATATGGTTATAATAAAGAGGCTGATATAGTTTCTATATCTAAAACAGGAATGATAGGTGAAATATTGGAAATACAAGGTTTTCAAATAGCTTTACCTAAGCAGCCAAAAGATATTTATTCTCGTAGCAAAAACCAATCAGAACAAAAATGGAAACAATTTCCACCTAACCCTGATTTTAAAAGAATTAAAACGGTATTTGATTGGCAGGCGTATCCAGATGATTTTAAAGAAAAACATTACGGATATATAGACGAAGAGTTTAAAAGAAGAGAAGAGGGGTTTTGGTTTATGAATAATGGTAAACCAACATACATAACGGGTACACATTATATGTATTTACAATGGAGCAAAATAGATGTAGGTGCGCCTGATTTTAGAGAGGCAAATAGATTATTCTATATATTTTGGGAAGCTTGCAAATCTGATAATAGAAGTTATGGTATGTGTTACCTAAAAAACAGACGATCAGGTTTTTCATTTATGAGTTCAGCTGAAACTGTTAATCAAGCTACGCTAGCTAGCGATAGTAGATTTGGGATATTATCTAAAACTGGTGCGGACGCTAAAAAAATGTTTACAGACAAAGTAGTGCCGATAAGTTTAAATTATCCTTTTTTCTTTAAACCGATACAGGACGGTATGGACAGACCAAAGTCCGAGCTCGCATATAGAGTGCCAGCCAAAAAGTTTACTCGTAAAAAAATGAGGGAACGAGAGGAGATTGATGATATGCAAGGCCTTGATACAACTATAGACTGGAAAAATACAGGTGATAATAGCTATGATGGTGAAAAACTTTCTTTATTAGTACATGATGAAAGTGGTAAATGGGAAAGACCTGATAACATAAAAAATAACTGGAGAGTTACAAAAACTTGTTTGCGATTAGGTAGTAGGGTTGTTGGTAAGTGTATGATGGGAAGTACATCAAACGCATTAGATAAAGGTGGTGATAATTTTAAAAACTTATACAACAACTCAGATGTTACAAAACGAAATCGTAATGGACAAACTAAGTCAGGATTATATTCTTTGTTTATCCCTATGGAGTGGAACTACGAAGGATTTATTGATGAATATGGACAACCCGTGTTTAATACTCCTAAACAAGAAGCATTTGATCCACACGGAGTAGAAATAGACCAAGGTGTTATAGATCATTGGGAAAATGAAGCCGATGGCTTAAAAGACGACCAAGATGCTTTAAATGAATTTTACCGTCAGTTTCCTAGAACTGAAGAACACGCTTTTAGAGACGAAACAAAAAATAGTTTATTTAATCTTATAAAAATATATGAGCAAATAGATTATAATGAAGGAAATACAAATTCATCGCTATTAACTCCTGGTAACTTTCAATGGGCCGCTGGTAAAAAAGATACTAGAGTTACTTTTAATCCAGACCCTAATGGTAGATTTAAAATTAGTTGGGTTCCTGGCGTTAAGTTACAAAATAACGTTATATTAAAAAACGGCGTAAAGTACCCAGGTAACGAACACATGGGAGCTTTTGGTTGTGATTCATATGATATATCTGGGACAGTAGATAAAAAGGGCTCTAAAGGAGCTTTGCACGGATTAACTAAGTTTTCAATGGAAGATGCTCCAGCTAATACTTTCTTTTTAGAGTATATAGCAAAACCACAAACAGCTGAGATATTTTTTGAAGACGTATTAATGGCACTGGTGTTTTACGGAATGCCACTACTCGCAGAAAATAATAAGCCAAGATTATTATATTACTTGAGAAGAAGAGGTTATAGAGGCTTTAGCATGAACAGGCCGGATAAAATATGGAACAAATTATCCGTAGCAGAAAAAGAAGTGGGTGGAATACCAAACTCAAGCGAGGACATAAAACAGGCTCATGCAGCTGCAATTGAAATGTACATCAACGATCATGTTGGATTTTTAGATGATGATACTTACGGTACAATGTATTTTAATTCAACATTAAATGATTGGGCTAGATTTGATATAAATAGAAGAACAAAGCATGATGCTTCTATAAGTTCGGGTTTAGCTATAATGGCTTGCAATAGACACTTGTATAAACCTAACCCAGATAAACAAAAACAAAAATTAAATTTGAGTATATCAAAATATAACAATAGAGGATTTTCATCTAGGATAATTAAAAATAAAATATGAGGCTAACAGAACATTCTATACACTTTCCATCACAAGCAGTTGGGGATCTAGAAAAACTAAACGAAGAATATGGTTTAAAAGTAGCAAGAGCCATAAGACACGAGTGGTTTTCTGGTACTACTTCTAAGTACAATCATTACAAAAATAATTTTCATAATCTAAGATTATACGCTAGAGGTGAGCAGTCTATACAGAAGTATAAAAATGAATTATCAATTAATGGTGATTTATCTTACTTAAACTTAGATTGGAAACCAGTACCTATTATTCCTAAGTTTGTAGATATTGTTGTTAACGGTATGGCTCAAAGGAATTATCAAATAAATTGCTTTACTCAAGATCCAGCTGGTGTTAGTAAGAGAACTGAGTATATGGAATCTATACTGAGAGATATAAGAGCAAAAAACTTTGATCAGATAGTGAAACAGCAGTATGATATGGATATGAAAGAAAATGATCCTGATACTCTACCTGACTCAGAGGAAGAGCTAGCATTACATATGCAACTTAGTTACAAACAAGCTGTTGAGACGGCTGAAGAGCAAGCATTAAACGTTTTGCTAGAAAATAGCGATTATGATTTAGTTAGACGTAGAGTTTTGTATGACTTAGCTGTATTAGGTATAGGTGCTACTAAAACCACGTTTGATTTCAGTAATGGAGCTAAAGCACAGTACGTTGATCCGGCTAATCTAGTTTACTCTCATACAGAGTCACCTTACTTTGAAGACATATACTATGTTGGGGAAACAAAGGAAATTCCAATAAACGAATTAGTAAAACAATTTCCAGAGTTAACAGAAAGTGAAATAAAAGGTCTAGTTGATAAGAGATCATATCCTATAGATTATGTAAAAAGTAACGACAAAAATAAAGTTAACGTCCTTTACTTCAACTACAAAACCCACATGACTAAAGTTTACAAATTAAAAAAGTTAGCTAGTGGTGCTGAAAAGGTTATAGAAAAAGATAGCAACTTTAACCCACCTAAAGATAAACAAGAAGAGGGTGGTTTTGAAAGATTAGAAAGAGTTATTGAAGTTTTGTTTGAAGGCGTTTATATAATTGGTGCAGATAAAATGTTGAGATGGAGAATGGTTGATAATATGATGAGGTCAGACTCAGATTTTTCTAACGTCAAGATGCACTATCAAATAGTTGCGCCTAGAATGTATCAAGGTAAGATAGAATCCATAGTTAGTAGAATAACAAGCTTTGCTGACATGATTCAATTAACACATTTAAAGTTGCAGCAAGTAATGTCAAGAATGGTACCAGACGGTGTTTATCTAGACGCGGATGGTTTGGCTGAAATAGATTTAGGTAATGGAACAAACTATAATCCACAAGAGGCTCTAAACATGTTCTTCCAAACTGGTAGTGTTATTGGTAGAAGTTTCACATCTGATGGCGATGGTAACCCTGGTAAAGTGCCAATACAACAAATAAATAATGGTGTGAATGGAGGTAAATTGCAAAGTTTAATACAGACTTACAATTACTATTTGCAAATGATAAGAGATGTAACCGGTCTAAATGAAGCTAGAGATGCTAGTACTCCAGATAAAAACGCTCTTGTTGGTATACAAAAACTAGCAGCAGCAAACTCTAACACAGCTACAAGGCATATATTACAATCCATGTTGTTTATTACTGCTGAGGTGGCAGAGTGTTTGTCACTGCGTGTTGCTGATATAATAGAATACTCTCCAACTAAAGAAGCTTTTATAAGAGCCCTTGGCGCTCACAACGTAGCCACTTTAAAAGAAATGAATAATCTTCATCTTTACGACTTTGGTATATTTATAGAGCTAATGCCTGACGACGAGGAAAAACAATTACTTGAAAACAACATTCAAGTTGCGCTGGGCCAAGGTATGTTAGATTTAGATGATGCTATAGATTTACGTGGCATAAGAAATGTCAAGCTAGCAAATCAAATGCTTAAGGTTAAAAGAAAAAAGAAACAAGAAAGAGATCAGCAGATGCAACAGCAAAACATGCAAGCACAAGCTCAAGCTAATGCTCAGGCTCAACAAGCCGCTGCTCAAGCAGAGGTACAAAAAAAGCAAGGTTTAATGCAGGCTGATGCTCAATTAGAGCAAACAAAAAATCAACTTAAGACGCAATATTTATTGGCAGAGGTTGAAGCTAAAAAACAATTAATGGCATACGAGTTTGAACTAAACTCTAGAATGGAAATGATGAAGCAAGAAACAAATGTTAATCAGGAAAATAAAAGAGAAGAAAGAAGAGACAATAGGGTTAACATGCAAGCGATGCATCAAAAAGAAATGATAGATCAAAGAAGTGGTGGTGATTCACTTAAAAACTTTGAATCATCAGGTAATGATATAC